TTCTAGATTTAAATCCTTCGAGTGTGTCAAAATCCATCTTGTCGTTTTCATCATATTGTTTTCTATATGTCATTTCTCTTCTATCCATTTTTTGTTTTTCCTCGTAAAATCTATCTACAAGATAGTTTTGATATGCTATTGTTGTTTCAAAATATATAATATATACATGATATACAGCTGTATAATCATCTGTTTCTAGATCAGTCTGTAATAGACTGAAATTAAAGTATGTATAAGTTACATCTTCTAGATCAATAATGCCTCTCGTCTCCTCCTCCAATTCTCTCAAAGCACATACTATAGGATCAACAATTTCTCGATGTCTACATCCACCAGTGACGAATGTCCACTCTGAATGTCTCCTATCATGTACAAGTAGAAAATGCGGTACTCCATCAATAAATGAAACTGGTATTGCTATGGATTTATGTTTCTCCATTCCTAAGATGTACTTATATAACTAATTTGCATAAACTAACGAAGCCATTGCATTCTGAACTCTAAGAATGTTGTAGTTTACTGCATATATATAAGAACCTGGAGGGAATATATTGTTCCCGCTGCCACCCATGAGTGGAACACCAGAACCCATTGGTGACTGAATACGATATGTATCAATCTTTGAAAAGTTGAGAGAACCAGTTGGCTGCAATCTAGCTGTATCCAAACAATATGGAATAATGAGTAGAGGAGCTGGACTTCCAGACCCCAAAGGAGATCCTGGATTTGTTAAACCATATGGTGTATTGTAATACTGAGAAACCTCTTGATAATGAGGCAATCCTTTAAATATTCCAACATCTATTCCATTGATCTTTGTAATAATTTGCTGATATCCAGTTACATAAGGCAGTACATTTGCTGCAAGAAACTTTACAGGGTTGCTAAATGCTAGTTCAGTGTAATAGTCTGCATTCACAAGCTGTCTCTGTACTTGCCAGACCAACATGTCAATAACACTTCCATTTAGATTTGTAAAGTAGTCTCTTTCTGGACCTTGGAGGTAGATGTAATTTGCCCACATGTCGTACTGGTAACTGCTGGACATTGTTGTCTGCCAATAAATGTTGAGCTGGACAGTCTGAAACTGCATTCCAACCAGTGGAAGAGAGTTGTGGAAATCCTTGCAAAAAAAGAATTTGAGTGGATAAAATGTATTTATACAAGTGTTTACAGGTGAAGCTGTAGGAATTCCGTGGAATCTCTTTGAATACGTATCAGCCATTGCAACTGGCTCAACAAGATAGTTGAATACTGAATCCTGTGTATCAATGAGCTGTCCACCAATGTAAAGCTCAATCTTGTCAATAGCCTTTGACCAATCAATAGTCTGAATCTTGTTGCTTGGTCTCTGGATTGAACCATATGCAAAATCAATTGTGTAGTTTCTCGAATCCTGTGTGAGAGTTACTGAACCAAGAGTAGAAGATGAAACCGCAAAGAGACCATTAAAGGATGATGGACTCACACCCAAAACTTGCACTTCTATATTTGCTGGGAGTACAGAACTCTGAACTGCACCAAAATTATAGGTTGTTGTTGCTCCTCTCACAACCGGTCCAAGATATATTTCAGTAACAGTGTTGATGTAATTTGATGCAATCAGTAGCAGAGCTGCATTTGTAGGTGTAACCGCCACTTGATATGGACCAGAACCTTCATTTGCAGTTACAACCACATAGTGTCCAGCTAGATATGCAGATGCATTGAGAGATGCAGACATGTTGACTGCATTTACATTAGAGCCATAAGTTGTAGCAACTCCATTCACGTTGACACCTGATAATAGTTGTGTGACTGGTGCGACAGCCATGTTACCATATCCATTAGTGACTGTACCAGTTGATGTATATGCTAGGACAACACTGGTTCCAGAAGATCCAGAATTGATTGTGTAAATTCCATTTGGTAGTGCAGTTGCTGCTGTGAGAGTCTGGCCTGAAATGACAACATAGTTACCAGCAACAAGAGTTACTGAACTTGTTACAGTAAGAGTTGTAGTTGCTCCGGTACTGATCGCTGTAATAGCATTCGAAGCTAGAGATGCTGCAGATATGGTTGTTGTGATTGTGTTTGATGTAAGAGTATTGATTGCACTGTAAGAGCTTGTGTCTGTTGCAGTTAGATACATGTAGTTGAGCAAATCTCCTTTGCGATCTACAATGATTGAATTCATCGACCCTGGCTGAGGATTTCCTGAAAATGTCTGTCTCTCAACACTTTGTGCAAACTTTGTGTGTTGTTTATAGTTTGACCTAAAAAATGAAACTTGTGGGTTTCCAGTTAGATGTTCGTCCTGAGCACCCTGAGCCAAGAGTTGTGTTACTGCACCACTCATTTAGAATATACATAGGTTTTTTTATCGAGCGAATGAAGGTGCTGCATATGGATTTGTAGCTAGAGCACTCTTTGCAATGTCAAAGTTTTGAGGGAGATTTGAAGATGCTTTCGTGGGTGTTGGTCTCAGTTCACCTATAGACCCCCTTTGTCCAGTTACACTTGCATTCATTGGACCTGGTGGAGTAACGAGTGGTTGATACCCATTTTGTGTAGAAATGCTAGGTTTTGTCTGTGCTACAGCTTGAGATCCAAAAGGTACATAGTCATTTGAAAGGCCTCGATGTCCCGTTGGAGCATTAAACGAGTATTTGCTCACAGGTTCTGGGTTTAAATTGAATATATTCACCTGAGACTTTGAAGGTCCCATGTATGGAGTCAATCCCTGATCCTTTAGAGTTGGTTGAAGAGTCTTTTCAAACGATGGATCAGGTGATCTCATGAATGTTCTTGCAGCAGATCCCAATCCTGTATACGGGGTTTCCTCTGCCCTATTAGGGTATTTTGCAATAGCAGGACCTTCTGTAAATCCTGAAATTCCAGAGTATCCTGATATTGCTGGTGCGAGTGATCCAGATGGAATGATTGATGCTCCTCTAGTTTCTGCTCCTGGAAGATGAGTGAGACGTTCTACATTTGCATTCACTGGGAGGACACGAAACGACTCTGAATGAAAACCTCCTCCTGCAGGTACATCAGCTGAAAGACCAAGTCCTCTTCCAACATTTATACGCTGTCCAGTGGGTGACACTCCATTTTGAACTCGAGTGATGTGTTCACTACTAACTTGTCTAAAGTCGTTGGTAGGAGAACCCCACACATGTTTTGAATTATGTGGGGATATATCTACAAAGTTTGTAGATCCTGATGAATACCCTGACGTTCCAAAGTTTGTAGGAATCTCCTTTTTTTTAATTAAAGGAACTGTACCTGGTTGATTCGGTGCAGCAACCTGAAGTCCTGAACCATATGCAGGCATTCCAGATGTACCTTGCATATCAAGCATCTTTCTAGTCTTGTTGAAATCTATATTTTGTACATTAGTCGTTATTGGATCATCAACCTTGTGTAAACCTTCACTAGTTCCTCTTCCAGAGTAATATTCATGCTCCTGAACAACTGGAACAGCTTCATTCACATATCCATCTTTTTCCTCATATACTCGATATTCACGTGGTGATGTTTCATGTCTTTTCTTTCCGAGAAGGGCAAGACCTAAAACTGCAGCTACAGCAAATAGCTCCATCTACAATTAAGAGATATTATTCTTTACATCAGCACGTGTACTCCTGGGTAACGGAAAAGGGTTGTTAGGGTTAAAGTGTACATGATTCTTGGGAAAATCAAAACTAGTCTCTGTATAAGTCTTCATCAGACTTCTTGTGTCAATTGGATATACAAATTTTTTAATATCTTTTGAGCTCATTTATATATATTTATATTTATATTCTAACTCTAGCCGCCTGACCACCTCCACCACGCGCGTTAGGATCGCATAGTGATGGATTCGTCTTGCAATTCTCAGCTGCAAGTGGGAGATTGTGTCCTAGAAAGTTTGGAACTGGGTGAAAATTTATACGTGCACCCCTCTGTTCAAGACCAGGTGATATTGAATCCCAATAAGATTGCAACTGTTCTTCATTGTGAGCTACAGGGACATTAGGGGTTCCCATATCACTCACCAATCTATTTCCGTATGGGTTATTTGTATTTAAAGGTGTGTTGGGGGGTGGTTGTGAATTGGGGAATGGTTGTGGATTGGGAAACGGTGGTGGATTGGGAGGTGGTTCGCTTGTATAGTCTTCTGGATCCTTCTCCCTGTCATTGTCTATGTTGATGTATATATATCCAAAAGCCAAACCACCAATAATCAGAGCTCTAGAATCACGAAGAATTAAGAATACAAGAAGTGATGAATATACTATGAAACGAAGAGTTGCTTCAGTATTTTGCTGAGGAGTCCAGTCATCTGAAGGCCAAAAATCCATAATTTTATTTTTATCCATCAACTGTTTATGCATCTCCATTACTACTAACTAAGATTTCTTTTGACCTAAACCATGCATGAACATATTCGATACTCCACTCATCAGTGCATTTGCATCCAAATCCCCAGGCTTGATATCCTTGGCACACCTTACAGCCATCTCCTCCAAGCTAGAGAGTGCATCTTCTGGGAGAGCAGAGATTGTCATACCGAGCATGTACAGCGTCTGAAGATATTGCCATATGGCATCCTTTGTATTTTGTGACAAGTCTTCAGTCCAGATAGAACTGATTTTGAAACCTTCTACAATTTCAGGATTGTCCAAAAAGAAACTAGAATCCTTTGACATTATCTGTGAAGAATATGGTCTGACAGACTTCATGAAATTCTCCATACACCCCCTGGAATTAGCTTTACGAAGAATCTCAAATGAAACTTGATACTTTTTCATTGCAGGCTCGTCTGGAAATGAAAGAACAAGCTCTTCTAGAAATTGCTCCATCATATCATTGAATGCACCGATAGTTGTCATCTATATTTTTATAGAGTTTATTCTTTAATAAGTAAATCCATCTCTTCTGATTCAGGTTCCTCATCTATAGGCTCCTCGTGTATTGGTTCCTCGTGGATTGGTTCTTCATGAACAGGTTCATCAAATGAATACTCGTCAGATAGATTTCTAGATATAATGCTTTGTAGAGGTACATATGATCTCACTGTTAGATCTAGAGCTCTGCTTACAGCCTCGTACAGCTTGTGGTCACGTGAATCTTCATCCTTCATGAATTCACAAGACTTTGCAAGTTCTTTATGTGTAAATCTATAAACCTTTCTTACAAATTCTATAGCAGAAGGTACATTCAACTTTAGTTTTCCACTATGTCTGCCAATCTTTACAGAATTCATAATTTGTACACGTACAACAATTGAAGCTTCAATCAACTTGTCTAGATAGTCACATTCGCTCTGAACCTTTTCAACTTCGATTTCTACCGTGTTTTCACCCCAAGAATCAATCTGTTTCATTGTTTCTTTAAACTTTTGAATCTTACTCCATCCATCACTTTCATTCCACATTTGTATAAACTTTTCCATCACAACTGGACACATACACTCTTGCAACATGTACATGTATTCTTTACGAGCTTCTACGATTGCCTCCATTTCTATCTTCCTGGATTATTTTACTAGCCATCTTTCGCAAATTCATCAAAGAAGGCAACATATCATCATCTTGAATCTCAACATTCTCTTCTGGTTCTTCTTTCAGTTTTGTTTTTCCCCATCGAACAACAAGTATATAATCATATAATGTCACATTATATCCTAAAAGTTCCATCTGACGTTTTAGGTACAAAGTCGCATCATGATGATTATACAATGGATATCCCATCAAGAATTCAGGAACTTGTAAATAAATCTTTTTGTGTCCGAGAGAAACACCTAATTTAATCTTTTTAGTAAATAGTTCAAGTATATGTTTATATGTATCTTTCAAATACTTTCTTCTTCTGGCTTCTATGAGTTGAATGTCTTCAGCTCTAATCATATATATGTATGTTTATGATTTTATTATACGTTAAATTATACAATATATATTCATATACATATATATGGCTACATTAGTTTATAGTTTGAAATGTCAGAATTGTAAAATTGTAGTAGATTTTATAAAAGAACATCAAGAATTACAATCAATCATAACATATCATAATATAGATGATGGTATACCAGATTATATAAAAAGTGTTCCTTCACTTGTTACAAATGACAACAAGATGCTTGTCGGTAAAAATGCAATCATAGATCTCTTCAAAACAATGGTTAAAAAAGAACCAATTGGATATTCATACAAATCAATGTATAGTGCAGCTCTTGCTAAACCTAGGAAACCACCAGAAATGTCTGAAGAATTTAAGCGCAAAATAGAAACAGATCCTTCAGAACTACTTAAACAATTAAAGAGATAGATTTGTATGAAGTTTTATCTAAAGACTGTCACCCCAAAAGTCTTGACTTCGTGTCTAGAAGTACTTAAAGACATTTTGCAGGATATTAACGTCATTGTTTCACCTAGTGGAATTAAAGTCCTTACATATGACACTGCACGAGTAGCCTTGGTGGATTTAAATCTACCGAGTGATAAATTTGAAGAGTATTCATGTTCAAACACAATTATAGCTGGATTGAGTATATCAAACACGTATAAAATACTAAAGTCTGTGACTATGAATGATATGCTTGAAATGTACATGACTCATCCAGATCACATAACATTAAAAGTCACAAACACAGACAAAAAGACGAGTACAGAATACAATCTAAAGTTGCTTGAAATCGATGAAGAGTTTCTTCAACAGCCATCTTTACAGTTTGAGTGTGTAACAATTCTTACATCGGTTGAATTTCAAAAGATTTGTAGAGACATGGCAAATCTAAGCACATCTTCTATAGGATCTATTAGGATTAAACGTTCGAAAAGTACTCTAAGTCTCGAGTTTAAAGGAGATTTTGCAAGTCAGACTACAATAATTGATTGCGCAGAACACAATGGCAAAGAAATTGTTGGTGACTTTAGCCTGAAATATATGCTCATGTTTACAAAGGCTACTGCTTTGTGTTCAAATGTACAAATTTTACAAAACACATCTGATGATCCTCTTGTCCTGAAATATCTAGTGTCGAATCTTGGAGAATTGACATTTTATATTCACCCACTACTCACAGAATATGATTGATTAAATATATTTGTAATTTTCAAAACACCTTTTTGAGGTTCGATATATAAATGACGCCTGAATATTACACCAATCTTTCCATCTCTTATGTGTGTTTCTTGTTTCCATGAAACATGTGTAATTGTATAAAACATAAATTTCAACGGGATTGGCTCATTGAAAAAATCATGTCGAGGACCTGCATACTGTAACACGTGTTTAGTAACATCTTTATCATTCCATGTAACATGTTTCAATGGAACAACAAATCCTTTTGTTACTGATCTAGGGAGCATAAAACCAACATACTTATATCTCTTACCGTTATAGAAATAGTTGATAATCTTACACCCTTCTATGTTTGTCTCTTTAATAATAGTCCAATTTGGGGGTTGAAGTCTCTGTAATATAGAAATGATTCCATTGAATATTCTATTCATAAAAGAATGTGATATTTAATATTTTATGGAATCACGAATAAATGAAAAACTTGGAATATTAAAAGGTGACGAACTCGCTAATTATTTATGTAGCTGTATCCCTTATATTCGTGAATATACTGAAACAAGTGAAAAGGGTGTGCAAAGACGAGACATTTATGATAGATATTTGAAGAATGTAGAGGATGATGTTGGTATAATGCCATCAAAGAAGAGTACAATAAAGTGTGCATGTGGATCACAACATTTTGTAATAGAGAATAGTGACGAAATTTGCATTAAATGTGGAATAGCAACATCTATAATGACGAACGAACTGAGCTATAAAGAGGAGCTTGAAATGGAGAAGAATATAATTTATTCGTATGAAAGAAAGAATCATCTCAATGAATGGTTAGCACAGTTTCAGGCGAAGGAAACTACAAATGTACCAAAGGATGTATTTGATATATTAAGAGGTGAAATTAAAAAAAATAAAATTAAAAATATACATGATATTACACATTCAAAGGTGAAGGAATTATTAAAAAAGAATTCATTGAATAAATATTATGATCATATACCATATATAGCAACTGTACTAAATGGTAAAAAACCACCTATAATGTCACAAGCATTAGAAGAGAAAATCAGGATTATGTTTCACCAGACTCAGGAACCATTTGAGAAACACAAACCCAAAGAACGAAAGAATTTTTTAAGTTATCCTTATATATTATATAAATTATGTGAATTACTTTCTGAAGATGAATATTTACATTGTTTTCCTTTGTTAAAGGATAAAGATAAGATTTATGAATCAGATCAGATTTGGAGAAAGATATGTAATGAGCTCAAATGGGAATTTATAAAGACAGCTTTATAACATCTAAATCATTTCCAAAATTTACTAGATAACCATCTTTGATATCTAATGTCTTCATATAAATCTCCAATTGTCTACTGTGCTCTTGCGTCAACTTTTTAACAGCCTTTAACTCTACAACATATTTATTATTTACAACAAGGTCTGTAAACATTACACCTACCGAATAACCTTTATATGTTATGTTTACAGGTCTCCTATCATATCTTACACCATATTCTTGCAATTCAAACTCCAGAGCACTCTGATATACACTCTCAGAATACCCAGAACCAAGTTCACTCCAGACATTTTCAAAATGAACCTCCATATTCGTCTTGCTGCTTATTTTTTTATATACGTATAGTAATGAGTAGTCCTACTGGAAAATTGATTATAGGCTTGGTTGTTATTGTCGTTATACTATTGGGCCTTGGTATTTATTCTAGGTTCGGTACATGCTGTGGTGAAAGAGATCCAACATCTAACGCGTGTGTAACTAAATCCAATTGGGTATTTAATATAGGTAACTCTGCATGCAAATCCAGTTATGCTAGAGCTCCACGGGGAGTATCATCAACGGACAGAATAGCAAGAAAACCTCAAACTGTAAATAAACCTCACAAGATCATGCTAAAATTGCCTCAAAAGCCTAAACTCGTGTTTCAAAATCCCGTGAAAGCTCAGCCTGTACCCATAGATCAGCCTGTACCAGCGCAAACTGACGAACAGAGGAAACAACAGTATATTCAGGATCAAATTACAATGCTTCAAAAAAGAATACAGTCTAATCTAATGCTCATGAATAATTCAAAAGGGACTGATCTACAAAATCTACAAGTTCAGGTTGCTGCTGATAAGATATCTTTGTCTGATTCCATTGATACACTACAATCTATAATCGCACCTGTACCAGTGCAACCTGTACCAGTACAACCTGTACAATTGCGACAAGTTATGCCAGTACAAGTATCTCCATATAAGGTTGCTTTTGCACCTCACTATAGACTATAAGCATTTCTTCTGAATATCTTTGATGAACGAGGCGATGTTCTCTTTGTATATGTTGATGCTGCAAACAGTGATTTGCGAACGTGAGTGCGTCCCAAAGCCATTATAGCTCTGTGTAGAGCCAACATCCTAGATCTTTTAGACGTATTCTTTACATTGCTATATCCATATTTAGCGAGCAATCCTTTTTTAAGAGATCCTATTCCATTGCGCATATAACTATATGTCATCTGATATATGTCTTATAATATAATTTGTTTCTTGAGGATATATAATGTTGAATTGAATATACATGTCACCACCCGATAAACCTTTTCCAGGTATCACATATTTCTTCCTTGGATCTATGATACCAAATTGCTGTGTTTCAACTATAAATTCTTCATCAAAATGTGGCACCTTTATTATTGTACCGTTGACTGAATCAATGAATGACAAGTCTGTTTCATAAATGAGATTGAAACCTTGACGTTTAAAGTATTGATGAGGTTTGATTCGAACTGAAAATATAAGTGATCCAACATCATTCCCACTTTGTAAACCCAATTCTGGAATTTCAATCTGTTCACCTTCATGAATGTTTTTATGAATATCAATCTCAACCGCTTTTGGAATCTTTTTTGAACCTTTGTAATTACATTCTTTACATCCAGACTTTGAAAACTTTTGACCTCTACAGTCTCCACACATTTGCTGCATTACTATAGGACCCATTTGAAACACACTCATCCCTTTACCATTACATGTTTTGCACATTGATACACATGAACAGTTTCGCTCAATTTCTATGCTAAACCTCTTTTTAACACCTCTATAGCATTCTTCAAGAGTTATAGCAACAATAGTTGTAAAATTTAAAGAATCATTCTTAAACATGTCGAATGGAAAGTTTTGCGGACCAGGATTATCATACGCTGCTTTTTTAGAGTCATCTGATAATACATCATATGCATGTGATATATTCTTAAATACTTCTGGATCTCCACCCTTGTCTGGGTGATGCTTCATAGCCAGTTTTCTGTATGCACTTTTAATTTCCGTTTTAGAAGCATCTTTAGTCAATCCTAAAGTTTCATAAAGACTCATATCATATAAGAGAGTGATGCTTTTATGTATTAAAAAATAAAAGTGCATATGTTATAATGTCGCAGTGTGAAGGAACCACCGCATCAGGTGAAAGATGTACTCGCAAGGGATCTAAATACTGTTTCCAGCACAAACAACCTTGCTCTATTTGTATGGAGAATCTTGATACGAGTGAAACAAGGACACTGCCATGTAATCACGTGTTTCATAACCAGTGCATTGAAAGATGGAAGAGAGCAAGAATGCGCTCAACATGCCCAATGTGTAGAGCTCCGTTCGACCAACCTAGATATAGTGTTTCTGTAACTATAAAAACTATAGCAGATGGAACTACCGGAAGTCATGAATATGTTACAAATGATATAGCTAGATTGATTGAACATTCTAATGTGCCATTTGGATATATAGAATCACCATTGTTTCAAGGATTGACATTGAATTCAAATATAAATTTTGGAAGTATTCTAGAAGAAACACTGAGGGAATTAGGAGTTGCTAGTTTTCGCGCGCCCGGCTCTGACACAGTAACCTCCACATAATGTATTGTAATGAAATGAATAGTTTCTATCAGCTTTACGAGGATCAGTTATTGTCATTCCAGATGCATCGACTAACAAAGGTCTAGTTCCCCACCCAAGCTTGTGAGCCCATAAATTGACTGGGAATGTTATAACCTTGTCTAGATATTTAGAATGTATTTTTGAAGTTGTGTGAATAT